TTTAGTTTTGGCTGGGACAAAGCATTTAATCAATTTAAAGAAGATGCTGGAAACAATGCCAAAGTTGTTGAAGATATGTTTAATACAACCCTTGGCACAATGAACAGCGCAATTGATACATTTGTGACTACTGGAAAAATGAGTTTTTCAAGTTTGGCGCAAAGTATTTTGCAAGATTTAGAAAAAATTATTCTTAAATCTTTATTAATGCGTGCAGTATCTGGCATGGGCGGTATGTTCGGCGGGAATACGGTTGGTGACATTACATCAAGTTCATTTAGTGGTGCAGCGTTTTCATTAGCTGGATTTGCTGATGGTGGATCACCACCGGTAGGTGTGCCATCTATTGTTGGTGAAAATGGCCCTGAATTATTTATTCCTAGTCGCCCAGGCACCATTGTCCCCAACAATCAATTAAGTGCTATGGCCGGCGGTGGCCAAACCGTCAATTACAACGGCCCGTATGTAAACAGTATGTCCGCTATTGATACGCAATCTGCAATGCAATTTTTGTCACAAAACAAAATGGGCATTTGGGCTTCTTATCAATCAGCCGCTAAATCCTTGCCGGTATCGAGATAATAATGAGCCTAAATCAAATTTTATCAATTAGCGAATCAGTTGGCATTAACGATCACCGTTTTGTTGGCACGATGATAAGCAGAAATCAAAGAATTAGTACATCCGAGATTTTAACGGTAGTGCCTTTTTCATTTGATATGAAACCAATGAATTATTTGTTGTATAGCCAAAGCAGGGCGCTTTTAAATTCTTTGCGTATTCCTGATATGGCATTAGAACAATATTTAAACTTTTCAACAACTGGTTGGGCTAATTACATTGCCTATCAAGGTGACATGACTAGTGGTCAAATTGCTACCTGTCAATATCAAACATCAACAACCCTTGGTACAAAAAATATTGTTTTGGGATCATTGCCATCAATATCTAGTTCTGCCTATGTTGTACGGCAAGGTGATTTTTTGCAAGTTGACCGGTATGCGTATATTGCAACCGCTGACGTTCAAAGAGGCAGCGCATCGACCGTAACAATTCCAGTACATAGAAACATATTAACCGCCTTAACCAGCGTTGAAAATGCTGTTATTGGTCAATATGGCACAACCATTTCGATGGGTGGATCAACTTACACGGGCATTACTTTTCCAGTAATTCTAAGAGCATATCCAACCTATACGTTAATACCAATGACAAATGATAGTTTTATTCAATGGTCTGGCGCATTTACAGCTTTTGAGAATGTTTTATTAACATGAACAATATTACGCCAGTACAAGATACAAACAATATACGCATTGCCGATTTTGTTCGCGTAATAACGCCAACAGCAACGTATCGTTTTTCAACAGCGCCAACAGCATTAACGATTCCAGCGGTGGATTCCGTGCCATTTTCTTCTGTTGGGGCTTTAGTAAGCATTGGAAATATTCAACGCGATATTAAATCTACTGGAAACGATACAACCGTTACATTTATTGGCTTAGATACAGCGTTATTGGGATGGGTGCTTGGCCAAGACATCAAAGGATCACAAATTGAAATGTGGCACGGTTTTTTTAATACCGATGGCACATTGATTACATCAGGCGGTTCTGGTGGCTTGTATCAATTCTTTAATGGATATGTGCACGCTTTTTCAATTTCAGAACAATGGATGGAGCAAGTTAGACAATTTGTTGGAACTATCACCATTACGGCGTCAAACATTCAATCCATTTTAAGCAATAGGGTAGCCGGCAGATACACAAATGACAATTCATGGCAGTTTTTTACGCCAGGCGATACATCAATGAATCGCGTTGCATTTGTTTCTACAATTAATTACTTGTTTGGTAAAAAACAATGATTAGACAAGCGACTAAATTTGATAAAAACGACATCATAGAGATGATGAAGTTATTTCGTTTGGAAGCTGATCTTCCCGAATATGTAAATGCCAAAAATGAAGTCTATTGGAATTTATTGCTTGATACTATTTTGGCGGGTAAAGGTGTTGTTTTTATAGAAGAAAACAAAGGTCTATTAATGGCCATTATTCACCCAACTATTTGGGACAACACAATTCATACAATGCAAGAATTGGCATGGTATGTAAAACCAGAATATCGACACACCTCAATTGGTTACAGACTTTTAAAGTCATATATTGAATATGGCGATGAATTAAAAGAAGATGGTCGAATCCAATTTTTTTCAGTAAGCAAGATGGACACTAGCCCCGATATTAAATATCAAAAGTTCGGGTTTCGCAAAAAAGATGAGAATTGGATTAAATAATGCCAGCAGTGATAGCCGCTTATTTGGTAATGGAATTAGCTGTAGATTACGCAGTAGCCATTACTGTTGCTGAAGTCCTAACGCTTGCCGTGTCTATGGTGGCATCATCTATTATTGCAAAAGCCTTTTTCAATCAAGGACAACCAGGGTCATCATCCTATGGGTCAGGCAGTAGTTCAAACCCTGGAAATCCACAGCAAGTGCCACCAGCAACCAATAACAAATTACCCGTGGTTTATGGCTCTGCTTATGTTGGTGGAATTATTACAGAACTTTCCATAACTTCTGACAACCAGCAACTCTATTATTGTTTTGCCTTGTCTGAAGTTACCAATAGCAACCCAGGGCAAACACCAGACGTTTTCACTTTTGGAAATATTTATTACGGTGGAAAATTGGTACAGTTTCAAGGGGATGGCCACACCGTATCTGGTTTATTAGATGAATCTACAGGGATCGTTGATACCACTGTAAATGGTTTAATTCAAATCTTTTTATATAGCAATGGCTCATATAGTCCAACAAATTCCAGTCAATCAGCAATTTCTGTAATGCAATCTAGTGGGTTGACTTACACATGGGATTCTACTAAGTTAATGACCAATTGCGCTTTTGCTATTGTGCATCTTTCTTATAATTCCAATGCTGGTGTCACTGGCATACAGCAAACCCAATTTCAAATTAACAACCCTCGTTATGCTCCAGGCGATTGCATGACGGATTATTTTGTCAATAAGACTTATGGCGCAGCAATGCCGACAGCCCAAATTGATACAACATCGTTTGCCGCTTTAAATACTTATTCTGCACAATCTTTTAATGGGCAACAACGGTTTCAATTTAATGGGGTTGTTGATACTACGCAGACTATTTTAAATAATTTGCAAGATATGGCTAATTGCACAGATTCATTGATTAAATATAATGAAATTACTGCTCAATGGGGCGTAATTGTTCAAACGCCAACCTATACCGTCGCTATGGATATAAACGATAGCAACATGATAAGTGCAATTAGCGTAAGCCCGTTGGATGTTTCAAGTTCTTACAATATTGCACAGGTTAAATTTCCTGATAAATCCAATAGAGATACTTTTAATACGGCAACATTCGATTTAGCCACTATTGATCCATCTTTGCTATTTCCAAATGAACCAATAAATCAACAATCCTTTTCATTACCTTACATTGACAATAGCATTTCAGCGCAATATTTAGCTTTAAGATTTTTAAAGTCTGCAAGGGAAGATTTGCAATTGCAAGTTAGCGTTAATTTTGTAGGTTTGCAAATAGAAGCTGGTGACATTGTTACCGTAACCAACTCAAATTATGGATGGGCTGCAAAACTATTTAGAGTTTCTAAAGTTATCCAAACATTTGATAATTCTGGTGTTGTCAAAGCCGATTTAACGCTAATGGAATATAACCCAGAAGTCTATGACGATTTATCTATTACCGCGTTTACACCAAGCCCTAATACAGGATTTGGAGACCCAACCAATTTTGGGTCATTATCAGCACCGTTTATAACTTCTAGCAACCCAACTGACACGAACCCTTCATTTCAAGTTGAGTGTTATTCGGCACCTTCAGGTATTACGCAATATGCTGAAATTTGGTATTCAGCATTTTCTACGCCTACTACCAATCAATTAATATTTGCGGGAACAACAGCGATTCAATCAAGTGGCACACCGTATTTGCCATTTACATTATTGCCTGTTGTCACATTAGCAAACATTCCTTCTGGTAATTGGTATGTTTTCAGCAGAATGGTCAATAGTCTTGGCACATCATCTTATAGCCCAGCAAGTACAATTTTCGTATGGCGTCCAACAACATTCCAGTATTCATTAAGATACATTTCCGTTGCTTATGCTGATGATGGGGTAGGTACTGGTTTTACATTTAATCCTAGGGGTAAGGCTTATTACGGATTATTCAACCAAGATAATTCAACGCCCAATGTTACCGTTTCAAACTACACATGGTATCAAGCACCTACTAACTTTGGAACCGTTGAATATTTACTTTATAGCAATAGAACGGGCAGAAAGTTTAGTTTTTCACAAGGTTTTGCCAGCTATGCAGCAACCACAGCGCGATTTGTACCAACTCAAACATTAATCTACGATCCATCTATTTGGAATGGTTTGCCAGACGGAACCAATATTGTTGATTTAGATCAAAGAACAGGTCAATTAACAACCACCGGAACCACCACGGTTGGTACAGGTCAAGTACAAATTACCAACAACACTGATGGCAATATTGTTGCATCTTTACAAGAATATTTAGACTTTGGTGGCCCATATACCAAGACATCATCAGTGGCCACGCTGACCATTGATATTTACGGTCGTGTTGTGGGTTTTGAAACGCCGGATAATTTTGATTACACAGCAAACAATTACACAGCAACTTCAGGTCAAACGGTATTTGCGCAAACCCGTGGCGCTGGGTATATATCAGGGCAATGTTTAGTATTTAGCAATGGTCTGTTATTTGATGTATCACAATACACAGACACTGGTGGCACAACTGGCACAGTCACATTAGCAACGGGCGCAAATGCTGGTGACATTATTACGATTATTTCTTTTAAATCCATTAATTCTACTTCTGGTATTTACGCGTCATTTACTAGAAACAGCGTGACATTAAGCAACATTTCATCTTATACGGCTTCAGGATTTACGTTAAACGATGGTTTTGAATTGTTATTTATAAACGGTACAGTAGTAAATGCTCAAGACTATAGTTTAAGCGGTCAAACTATAAATTTTGCCAGCAATACCACTGGTGATTTGCAAGTCATTCAATGGTCAGTAAATAACCTTGGTGTTGCCAATGGTACGCCGGTAAACATAGATGCTTTTACAGTTATTGGACAAACTATTTATCCATTTAGCTATAACATTAACGCTTTTAATTTATATAATAATGGTGTGTTGCAAATACAAGGTACTGACTATACAACTGCCACCGGCACTTACACATTAAGCGTGTCACCGGTTATGAATACAAACATTTTGGTACAACAAACTTTTGCTAGAACAGGGGCAGTGTAATGACAACACAAGCATTTAATCTTTCGCAATTTGCGAATTTCGTCAATTCATCAGGGCAGGTTTCTGCGTCTGGTATTCAAGCTGGTGTAGTAGTGGCAAGTGGTACGGTCATGTTGTTTTATCAATCATCAGCACCTACTGGTTGGACACAAGTTACCAGCTTAAATGACTATGCTATGCGTTTGGTATCTGGCTCTGGTGGCTCTACTGGTGGTACAACGGCATTTAGTACAGTCTTTACTAATCAAACGCCATCTATTTCAGTAAGTATTTCAGGGATTACTGCTGGTGCCACAACTTTGGCTCTTTCACAAATTGCTGGCCATGCTCATGCTATGTCATATATTGGCGCTGGAGGCGGCGGCACTTTTTATGTTTCGCCTCCTTTTGGTCAAACTGGTGATTCATATACTCAACAAGTTACTGATTCACAAGGTGGTGGGGGTTCACATACTCATAGTATTAGTGGCGGTACTGGTACTGGTTCATCTTCAGCGGTCGTGTTAAACGTCCGTTATGCCAACATTATTCTTTGCTCTAAAAACTAATGAAAATTGAACCAAAAGCAAATTGCCCATTAGACGGGTTCAAACCATGCAGACAATTAGATTGCGCGTGGTTTATGGAAATCCACGGAACAAACCCTAACACTGGCGAACCCGTCAAAGATTG